ATTGAATAAACAAATTTCTATCAAATGGATAAAAGAAAAAACAACGGTGGTAAAAGAGATGGTGCTGGCAGACCAAAGAAAGCAGATGAACTTAAACTAATAGAAAAGTTAGATAACCTTATTGATAATGATGAGGTAATAAAAACACTTGGTAAACAGATACTAAAAGGTGATAGTAAAGCTATGTCATTGTACTTTGGTTACAGATATGGTAAGCCTAAAGAAAGTGTAGATATAACATCTTCTGATGGTTTCAATATTAACTTTAATGATATTATAAAGTTTAAGTGATAGACATAGATCAAAAGTATAAACCTATCCAAACATCTGATGCCAGGTATTATATTGTTACTGGTGGACGTGGTTCGGGTAAATCGTATTCTATAAACTTACTATTGTTGTTGCTTACTTTTGAAGCTGGGCATACAATCTTATTTACAAGGTTTACACTATCGAGTGCATACATATCAATAATACCAGAATTTATAGACAAGATAGAAACCTTAAACCTACAAGACCATTTTTATATCACAAAAGATGAAATACGAAATAAGCTATCTGGTAGCAAGATAATCTTTAAAGGTATTAGAACATCTAGTGGTGATCAAACAGCCAACCTAAAGTCTTTAACTAATGTAAGCACTTGGGTAATGGATGAAGCAGAAGAACTTAATGATGAAAACATATTTGACAAGATAGATTTAAGTGTAAGAAACCTTAAACAAAAGAATAGGGTAATACTTATTTTAAACCCAGTTACAAAAGAGCATTGGATATACAATAGGTTCTTTCAAGATAAGGGTGTAATGGATGGTTCTAATGCCACCAAAGGAAATACAACCTATATACACACAACTTATTTAGATAACGTAGAAAACCTATCTAAAAGCTATTTAGAGCAAATAGAAAACATTAAGAAACGTAGACCAGAGAAATACAAACATCAGATGCTTGGTGGATGGTTAGCAAAAGCTGAAGGTGTAATATTTACGAATTGGAAAATAGGTGAGTTTAAAAAAGTAGGTGTAAGTGTGTATGGTCAAGATTATGGTTTTGCAGCAGATGAAAATACATTAGTAGAAACCAACATAGATGTAAATAATAAGATAATCTATTTAAAGGAATGCTTTTACTTAAAAGGTCTTACCACATCACAAATAGCTGAACTAAACCTTAAACACGCTAAAAATAGTCTTATAGTTGGTGATAGTGCAGAACCAAGATTGTTACACGAACTGAAAGCAAAAGGTTGTAATGTAGTCAAAGCAATAAAAGGTCAAGGATCAATTACATACGGCATAGCTTTACTACAAGATTATGATTTGATTGTAGAAGAAAACAGTATCAACTTAATCAAAGAACTAAACAACTACTCTTGGTTAGAAAAAAAGTCTAAAACACCACAAGACAAATTCAACCATATTATAGATGCAATCAGATATGCAATCTCATATCAACTACAAAACCCAAACAGAGGGAACTACTACATATCTTAAATGTTATGCACAATTTGGTTAATAACTAATTTATTTGTATATTGCAGTATAATAATTAGGTTCTTTGAAATATTGGTTGAGTTGAGATAATATAAAGATAGAAATTTAGTACTTTAATATGGAAAGCACAAAAGATACCCATTGGGGCGGTAACCAATCCGCCACGAAAGAGGGCAAACGTGTAATAGCAATTAAAAGAAAGTAGGCTATTTAATGATTATCGAAGCAACCAATATTTAAAAGATTAACTAAAACAAAACAGATATGAAAACACCATTAGAAAAAGCCTACCACACTTTAAGTAAGTTAGACATACCTTACAATCCAGAACTGCACAATTTAATGTGTACACTTGCAACAGAAGCATTTGGTACTGGTTATGACAAAGCAGTTAAAAACACCAAAGAGGTTTATGAAAAAGTCTACGAACTATAAAACAGAATTAATAATAGTGTTGATCCTAGCATTTTTTGTGCTAGTTTTAAATGCTTTAAACATATATGTAAATGTATAGCGATTGTTGTGGTGCTGAAGCATCTTATTTAAGTGATGAATTATGTGGTGAGTGTTTAGAACACACTTGCTTTAACGAAATAGAAGAATAGATAGATATGAAAAAATTAATACACAATTATTTAGTAAAGAAAAGCATCAAGCCTTATAAGTTAGTACCTTTAAGTACTGGTGTAATTGTAGAACATTACCGTAATGGTAAACTAAAAACAGAATATTATGGATTGGTATAACCCACCCGAATACAAAGAATATGAATGCACAGAATGTGGTGAAGAAATAGACAAGCCAGGTGTGTGTAGTGGAACTTGTCACGAGGCAAGTATGATTTAGTAGTAAGTTAGTTTTGAGTAGAAGGTGCATCTTAAATGGTGTGCCTTTTTTTATTATATTTACTTAGTATAAAAAACCATTTTAAAAACGTTATATAAGTATGAATATCAATATTACAATACCAACTGATCTAAGTGAAATTACTTTAAGGCAATACAAACACTTTCTTAAAATACAAAAAGGTGTAGAAGATGAAGGTTTTCTAAATGCAAAGATTATAGAAATTTTTTGCAAGGTAAAGCTGGAAAACGTAATGAGGTTAAAGTTTAATGATACTGAATTAATAGTAAGAACACTTACAGAAATGTTTGATGAAAAGCCTAACCTAGTTACAAATTTTAAACTAAACAAAAAAGATTATGGGTTTCATCCAAGACTAGATGATTTAACTTTAGGTGAGTACATAGACTTAGATACCTTTATAGGTGATTGGGAAAACATAGAAAAAGCTATGGCTGTTTTATATAGACCAATAGTAAACAAGGTAAAAGACAAATACACAATAGAAGAATACAAAGTAGGTGGTGATGAGGTAATGTTAGATATGCCTATGGATGCAGTATTATCTTCAATTTTTTTTTTGTGGAATTTAGGACTAGACTTGTCACAAACTATGATGAACTATTTGGACAAGGATCAAACACAAGCCTTGACGCAGTATCTAACTTCACAACCAAATGGGGATGGTATAACTCAATTTACGGACTTGCTCAAGGAGACATTACAAGATATGAAAATATCACTAAACTAGGAGTACACGAGTGTTTTATGATGCTATCCTTTATGAAAGACAAAGCAGAAGTAGAAGCAAAAAGAATTAAACAAAATTTCAAATGAGCAATCAAGGAGTAAGAGGGTATTACCAATTAACATCAACAATAGAAAACCAGCTTTTATTAGATGTAAATAACAATACTGTATCTATTGGAGACATAAGCAAAATAAACCTAAACAAGCAAGACATATTTCCATTGGCACATATGATTGTAAACAATGTTACAGTAGAAGAAAATGTGTTGAGGTTTAACATAAGCATACTAGCTTGTGATATTGTAGACCAATCAAAGGATGTAACAACAGATAGATTTACTGGCAATGATAATGAGCAAGATATTTTAAACACACAACTAGCAGTCTTAAATAGGCTTATACAACGTTTAAGAATGGGTACACTACACCAAGATATGTATCAATTAGAAGGTAGTCCAAGTTTAACACCATTTCACGATAGGTTTGAAAATCAACTTGCTGGTTGGTCATCAACAATGGACATACTAATTTACAATGACATATACATTTGCTAATGGTACTAAAAAATGTAGAAGAATATTTAACTGGTATTGGTGTTGATGTTGTTGAACAAGCCAAAAGAAATTTATCTGATGCTAGGAAAAGCAATGGTGATTTATACAACACACTTAAATACGAACTAGAAACTGGTGACAATTCTTTTATCATAAAATTCTTAATGCAAGAATATGGTATCTACGTTGATAAAGGTGTAAAGGGTAAAACCTCAACCTATCCTAAAACTGCTGCTGCATTATCTAAGTTTCAGTATGGATCGGGAAACTTTCCAAAAGGTGGTTTAACTGAGGGTATTAATGAATGGGTAAGAAAGAAAAGGTTTCAGTTTAGAGACAAGAAAAGTGGTAAGTTTATGAGTTATGATAGTACTGCTTTTATGGTTACCAGGAGTATTTATAACAAAGGTATTGAAGCAACAGAGTTTTTTTCTAAGCCATTTGATAGAGTTTTAAAAGAAGTACCTATTGAGTTGGTAAAAGCATTTAAACTAGATGTTGAATTAGGATTGATAAAAGGTATAAAAAGATAAATTATGGATTGGACATTAGGCATAGCATTTCATTTCCCACATAATAGACTTATGTTAGGTTGGGAATACATAGCAAGAGATGAAAGGTACACATTCACAACAATTAGGTTATATTTATTTATAGCTACACTAACACTAGATTTTTAAGATGGCAAATTTAGCATTAAGAAACCCACAGTTTAAAAGTATAGCAATACCAGCATCTGGTGTTTTATCTACTGTATGCACAGTAACAATAGATGGTACATTAAGGTACACACTTGTAAAGAATGTACAACCATCAACAACTATAAATTTTGATATAGCAGAACTTGCAAGAGATTATATAGAAATAACCTATCAAACAAATTACACACCTCAAACAGTTGCAATA